ATTACATAGAAACTGAATATAAATTTCAAGGAAAAACGATAAGCCGAAGAAAACAATTTCGCAAATATAAGCAATCTAAAAACGGTAAGCTTGTATATTTCAAGGAGTTCGGCGATAAACGCATAATGGATAAGAATACCGGAGAATATGTAAAAAATATTCCTGTGGAAAAGCAGGCAAATGAAATACTTGAATTCAAGCTTGGTTCGAAACCTTATGGTCAAGTTCGTTGGATGGGGCAGAGCTTCGGCATAGACGGAAGCCGCAAGGCGGAGAATCTTAACAATAATTATTTTGAAAACGGTAGGCATACGCCTATGGCGGTAATTATCAAGGGCGGTACTCTTACTGACGAAAGTTTCGACAAGCTTCAGACATATATGAATGACATAAAAGGGGAATCAGGGCAGCATAGTTTTCTGTTGCTTGAATCTGAAAGCAATGAAAACAGTTCGGCCATAAGCGACGCAAAGCAGCCGGAGATCGAACTGAAAAGTCTTGCGGATATTCTCCAGCACGATGAATTATTTCAAGACTATCTCGATAATAATCGTAGAAAAGTGCAATCGTCATTTCGGCTCCCTGATCTGTATGTAGGATACACAACGGACTTTAATCGTGCAACTGCGCAGACTGCTATGGAAGTTACTGAAAAACAGGTGTTTCAAACGGAACGGCAGTCACTGGCGTGGATAATAAATAATAAACTGCTTAACGACTACGGCTTTGAAAACGTTGAAGTGTATTTTAAGGAGCCGGATATAACCAATCCCGACGATTTGTATAAAATTCTTAATGTTTGCAGTAATGCGGGCGGTCTACCGCCAAATAAGGCTAAGGAAATAGCGTTTAAATCGTTAGGCGAAGTAAGCGATGATTACGAAGGCGAATGGGGAAATATTCCGCTTGCTTATCAGAAACATATTTCAGGCTTAAACGCTCAGATTGCAAAAGCCGAGAATAATAAAGAAGATGAGATAATCGCAATTATGAAATCGGTGCGATCTCTGCTCCTAAAATATAGTAAAGGAGGCTGATTTTATGTTTTGCGAGTGTCAGGCGCTCATAAAATCAATTGACGCCTACATAAAGAAAGAAGATGATACGTTAGCCGATTCTTTAAAAAAAGCGGGTTTTGCACTACCCGAAAAAACCGTGAAGAACATAGAGGAACTGGAAGAAAAGCTCGCTGAGATATTTCAGGAGCAGTCTTTTAACGTTGAAGAACTGTTAAAGGAAGCGGAGAGAAACGGCGTCGGTCTTGAAGATTTAATTGAGGGCGAGTGGCAAGGTTTTAAAAGTACGGATAATATCGGCAAAAAACTTCATCCGTTATTTTTCGGAAAATTGTCGGAGTGTATACCGGAGCTGGCCAATGTCTATATGTCTGCTATGGATTCAGAACTTGTAGTTGAGCAGATATCCGATAAAACTTCCGGTTGGATAGCGCAGTGGAGCGGCGAGCTTTCTGACATTATGAAGCTTTCTTCCCACGAAGAAATAGAAAGGGTATTATCAAACGCTTTAAAAAATGGTAAAAGCGTCGCCGATTTGACCGAGGATATAATGACAAACGGCGTCAGGGACGAATATTATAAGGCAAGGCGCGCGGCTATTACAGAAATGCTGCGCGCTCATAGTGTGGCAAAGGAAGAATCTATACAGCAGTGTCCTGCGGCAGAATTTAAAGAATGGGTGCATACCGGAAGTTACAGAAACGAACCGAGGGCAAATCATGAAGCAATAAGCGGTCAGATAGTACGTAAAGATAAAAATTTTATACTTAAAGGTTATAACGGGGTAACGTATCTCGCAGATTTTCCGCGCGATTCCGTTCTTCCGCCTGAAGAATCAATAAGCTGCCACTGCATTCACAGAGGCGTTGTTTCACAAGAAATTCTGGGGCTTTCTCTTGACGAGAGAAAAAGATTACAACAGCAGGCTATAGACGAAATGAATGATAATTGGAAAACGGAGCTGGACGAAAAAAATAAAGAAAAGGCGGGTATCACAGTTGACAATTCGAGCGGAAATGGTATAATAAATTATGGAATAACATATCGTACAACTTCAAGTGGCAAAGTTATTGCAATGCGTTCAATAGAGGGTACATATGAAATTATGTTACCGAACGGTTCAAAATCAATTATTAAGAATCCTACTTTTGATAAATATGAAGTATTTGCAGGAAAGGGCTCTGATAAGGAATTAAGGGTTAAAGAACACCTTGTAAATAATTATGGCGGTAAAGCAGAAAATTGGTTTCATGCAAAAGGGTATACTAATGTTGCTAATGAAAGCGGAGAAACAAGAAAAGCAAATGTACATTGGTTTGAAGAAGAAACGATTGGCATAAAGGAAATATATATTAAGGGGTGGTCTAAAAAATGAAAGTAAAATATATCGGAGATAAATATAAAGTAGTCTTACTCAAAGATAAAGTTTATGATGTAATATCTGTAGAAGGCGATGCCTATCGAATTATGACAGAAGCAGAAAACGACGGTATTTTTTATAAAGGTGAATTTGAAATCGTCGAAGAATAACCGTCTCAATGAATCGAGGCGGTTTAGTTATATCACAATTTAATACAAATCAGCGTATGCCTAAAGG